ACCGAGCCTTCTGACATCATGATTTGTGGCTTTGACAATATGGCAGCCAGAAAACTCTTCTTTGAGAAGTGGCTGGGACTTGTCAAGACCAGAAGTGCCGAGGACAAGAAGAAATGCCTCTTCATTGATGGCAGGCTTGCAGCCGAAGAACTCCAAGTCCTCTGTATCACAGGGGACAATGAGTGGGCTATTAAGACCTACAGGGAGAAGTACCTCTTCACGGATGAGCAGGCTGATGCAACTGTGTGCTCCTACAAACAAACAACTTACATGGCCAACCTCATTGGCTCTCTCATCGTAAACCTGTTTGTGAACTTCGTGGCAAACGAAGTATCAGGCTGGGAGGAGAGAGATGTGCCCTTCTTCACATCCTATGATGGTCTCACCATGTTCCTAAAGTGTGAGAAGTAATGGATAGGGTAGAAGATTTCATCCTTGGAGGTTACAACAGGACCAACTACCCAAGCAGGTTCAACTTTGCTTATGAGAGTCCTCTCAATTTGTCCAAGAACACTATGTTCGGACATTACCTGAGGGCTGACATAAGCTATGACAAGGAGTTTGAGATACCCCTTGTCATGAAGGAATGCCTTGAGTATATCTACCGAATGAATCCAAAGCCCTCTGAGATTTGTCTGCCACTCTTCACCAATGAGTCTGGCTACATCAGGACCAGAAGACTGGTAGGCAACATGCTCAGGGACTTTCAGGATACCACTTGGAATGCAAGGATGAGGTGTGTCAAGAATAACAACGGGGAGATGTATTATGGAGGGGATGGCTTCATACTCAACAGAAACCACGAACTCCTTTACATCTCTACGGCTGTCTTCCACTATGACCAAAGACTCAACAAGTTTGTATATGATAGGTGCAGATGTCATATCCACTACAGGGTCTTTGCCAATCAAGAAGGCATGGTGGAGAAAACCATTTACAAAAAATTCATACCTTTGTGCTCCCAACAGGGACCACGCATGGTTCAGGTGAACCACGCACAGTATTCTGTGGACAAGAAGATGGAAGTGGTCATTGATGACTGCGACCACTTCTTGGCAAAGCCACATCTGCCATCACCATCAACAGCAGACAACGAACACTTCAATGACCTGATTGCAGCACATATCAATGATTGCTACAAGTACGATGAGTATTGATGAGTATTTCGGAGACTGGTTGAAGGTGATTGACAGGGAGGAGCTTGACAAGGTGGTCTCAAAGGTGTATGACCTATACCAGACAAAGCTGGTGGTTCCTGCCTTTGAGGACATTTTCAAGGCTTTCACCCTGTGTACTTTGCATGACTGCAAGGTGGTTTTCTTGGGGCAAGACCCCTATCCTCAGAAGGGAGTGGCAACTGGTGTCCTCTTTGGCAACAGGGAGGGCACTGAGCTGTCTCCTTCCCTTGAGGTAATCAAGGAAGCCTGCATCAACTTTGAGAGGCCGCACAACTATCCCATTACCTTTGACCAGACCTTGGAGTCTTGGGGGAGGCAAGGGATACTGATGCTGAACTCTGCACTCACCTGTGAGATGAACAGGATTGGAAGCCACACAATGCTATGGAGGCCCTTCATATCCAAGCTGGTGTACAACATCAGCAAGTATGACTGGTCCACCATCTTTGTACTCTTTGGCTCCCAAGCTGCCACATTTGAGCCTTACATCAAGTCTCAGTATGTGTTCAAGGTGCAGCACCCTGCCTACTTCGCAAGGACAGGGCAGAAGATGCCTTACAGTGTGTTCACAGACCTGAACAAGCTCCTTGTGGGAATGTATGGCACACCCATACAATGGTATGAGGAGTACAACTAATTCATCTTTAACAACAAACAAAATGACAAAGTATTTTTTGAAAGGCACTGACAAAGCAGTGAACATCGGGGACAAGATTCTCGTTATCAAGGAAGGTGCTCGGACTCCCTTTGGAAAGGGTGAGTATCGTGTGAATGTCCAAGTCAGTGAGGAAAATCTGGAGAGGCTTGTCAAGGAGGGTATCCTTGAGACCAAGGATGTCATTGATACTGAGGCAGGCCTGAGGCAGGTTGACCAGTGCTTGGACACCCTTGTCAAGATGACAGGGATGCCTCATCTTGTCGCTGCTGACCTTATGGTCAAGCTGGGACATGTTTCCCTCGCAGCTTTCATTGAGGTTCTCTTGGAGTGCATAGCTGAACATGAGAACGAAGGACATGACATGGGTGAGATTAAGGGATTCTTCCTGAACCCTGTCAACAACTTCGCTGTTGAGCCTGTGACTGGAGCTGGTCTCTGCGTGGTCAGGTTTGCCACTGAAGAAGGGGCAAAGAAAGCCTTTGACTTCCTTCTTCCTTTCATTCAGGTCTTGATGGATGAAAGAGAATAAGAAGATACTGAACGCCACAACAACCCAAGTGGCTGATATAAGCTTCAAGTCCCAGTTGGAAGCAAGGCTCTACAAGGCCATGCAGAGTATGGGACTTGATGTGGACTATGAGCCACAGAGATGCAAAATATGGGACAGGCAGAGTTTTTCTGTCCCATATTTTGACAGGGTTGGGAAGGTATTCAAGCGGGTTACATCAAAGCCAATAGCAGTCCATTACACACCAGACTTCATCTTTGACTACAAGGGCATCAAGGTGTTCCTTGAAGCCAAAGGATTCAAGAATGATGTGGCTCCCTACAAGGCAAGGCTGTTCAGGGACTGGCTGGAGGAGTACACCCGTGAGAACCATGTAAGGGCTGTGTATGCAGTCGTTTACTCAATCAGAGACCTCCAACAACTCCTAAAAGAATTAGACAATGAACCCCAGACTTTTTGACATCAGTTGGCAAGTCAGTGAGGAGGAATACAGGGCAGACCCAGCATTGAGCTACAGTACCCTTTCAAAGTTTGTAAGGGAAGGCTTCAACAAGCTGGATACCCTCTTTGACCGAGTGGAGACTCCAAGTCTCACCTTTGGAAGTGCAGTTGATGCTCTCATCACAGGCAGTGAGGAGGAGTTCAACAGCAGATTCTTGGTAGCAGATTTCCCTGCCATCCCAGATTCCATAGTGACGATGGTCAAAGCCTTATTTAATAACTCCTTCATGACCCACAGGAATTTGGCTGACATACCAGATGCCGACATCATAGCTCTGTCCGAGGAACTCAGCTACCAGAAGAACTGGAGGCCAGAGACACGGGCAAGGGTTATCAAGGAGCAGGGTGGAGAGTACTACAGGCTGCTTTATGCAGCTCAGACCAAGACCATCCTTGACCAGAGCACCTACAATGAGGTGCTTGCCTCAGTGGATGCTCTCAGGAACAATGAGTCCACCAAGTTCTTCTTTGCCCCCAACAACCCTTTCAATGACAATGTTGTAAGGGAGTACCAGCTGAAGTTCAAGGCCACACTCAACGGCATTGACTTCAGGTGCATGGCTGACCTCATTCTGGTTGACCATGTAAACAAAATCATCTACCCCATTGACCTCAAGACATCCTCTCACCCTGAGTGGGATTTCTTCCTGAGCTTTGTCCAGTGGAGGTATGACATTCAAGGCAGGCTTTATTGGAGAATCATCCGCCACAACCTTGACAAGTCCCCTGTCTTCAAGGACTATAAGCTGGCCAACTACACATTTGTAGTGGTCAACAGGAAGACACTCACCCCGCTGGCTTGGGAATTCATGAATACCCAAGCTATGGGCACTCTGGTTTATGGAGAAGACAACTCCATCAAATTGGAAGACCCGTTTGAGATTGCACAGGTCCTGAAGGGTTATCTTGAGGACAGGCCTCCTGTCCCCATAGGGATTGTGCAGGTAGGGAAAAATGATTTGGATTACTGGTTAAACACGATGAGAAGATGATTGTAATCAAGAGAGACGGAAGAAAGGAAGAGTTTGACTTGCAGAAGGTCATTTCTGCGGTCACAAGTGCCTATCAATCATGTGGTTTCACTCCCAGTGAGAAGCTTCTGGATGCTGTAGCCAAGGCTTTCTCAAGAGGTGACACCATCAGTGTTGAGGAAATTCAGGATAAGGTTGAGAACCTCCTGATGAACTACAATCACAAGGTTGCAAAGGCATTCATCCTTTACAGGCAGAAGCACGCTGAACTCAGGTTCATCAAGCAGAAAGCCGACTACATCGAAAGCTATGCACACAGCAAGGACAATGCTGCCTCTGTTTCAGAGATAGATGCCAATGCCAATGTGCAGAACAAGAATGTAGCTACCCTCGAAGCTGAACTCTACAAGACAACCAATGTGGAGGTCAGCAGATACAGGGTCACCAAGAAACTGAAAGAAATGTATGGGGCCAATGCCCCTGACTACATAGCTGACCTTGAGTCCCATGTCATGTACAAGCATGATGAAGGCTCAGCTCCAGCAACAAGACCATATTGTGTGGCTGTGAACATGTATCCCTTCCTCCACAAGGGAACTGCCACACTTGACAAGCTGGACACCGAAGCCCCGAGGAATCTCACCTCATTCACAGGTCAGTTCAACAATCTGGTGTTCCTGCTTAGTTCCCAATTCCAAGGAGCAGTGGCATTTGGAGAGTTCTTCAATGTGTTCTACTACTACTGTGTGAAGGAGTGGGGACCAAGGTTCTGGGAAAAGGAAGACCATTGGGCACAGGTTACTGTGGAGCTGATGAAGCCCAAGACCCTGTGGCAGAAACTCACTCACTGGCTACTTGGCAAAGACAGGTGGACACTCACAGTGAAGAAGAGGATTTCCGAGGTCATTGAACAGGCTTTCCAGAATATTATCTACACCATCAATCAGCCTGCTGGCAACAGGAGTTTCCAGAGTCCCTTCACCAACATCTCCTACTATGACAAGAACTATTGGCAGGCTCTGTTTGGGGAGTTTGTGTTCCCTGATGGTACAAAGCCAGAGTGGGAAGGCATTGACTACCTTCAGAAAAAGTTCATGCAGTGGTTCAACAAGGAGAGGAGCAGGACTCTGCTGACCTTCCCTGTGGAGACTATGGCCCTTCTCTCTGATGGGGAGAAGATTATGGACTCAGACTATGAGAGGTTCACTGCTCACATGCAGGCAGAAGGTCACAGTTTCTTCGTGTACACTTCTGACAATGCCGATGCCCTCTCCTCATGCTGTAGGCTCAGGAACAAGCTGGACAAGAATGAGTTCAGCTTCACCAATGGCCTGACAGGTGTGGCCACAGGCTCCAAGAGTGTCATCACTCTCAACCTTAACAGGTTGGTGCAGAACTTCTGCAAGGAGCATAACCTCACCAGAGAAGAGGCTCAGGAGAAGTGGAGGGATACCAATATGGCAAACTCCCTCAGCCAGTACTTGGAGGCTATCCTGAAAAGGGTGTACATGTATCACTCTGCCTACAATGAGCTTCTCTGGGACCTGTATGACAACAACATGCTACCCACCTACAATGAGGGCTATATCCACCTGAATCAGCAGTTCCTCACCATTGGTATCAATGGACTCAATGAGGCTGCCGAATTCCTTGGCCTGACCTGTAGTGACAACCCTGAGTATGAGCATTTCTGTCAGACCATAGAGACCACCATCAGCAACCAGAACAGGCTTGCCGAGAAGAACCCCTATAACCCCAAGCACCAACTCAAGTTCAATACTGAGTGTGTGCCAGCGGAGAACTTGGCTATCAAGAATTATGACTGGGACAAGGCTGATGGGTATTGGGTTCCTGAGGATAGGAATCTCTACAATTCCTACTTCTACAAGCCAGAAGATACCAGCATTGATGTGCTGGAGAAGTTCAGGCTTCATGGCAGGAGGTTCACTGGCTCCTTGGATGGAGGGGTTGCCCTTCATTGCAATCTGGAAGAACATCTCAGTGAGGAGCAGTACCTCAAACTTCTGAGGTATGCAGTCAAGAATGGCACCAATTACTATACCTTCAATATCCCCAACTCAAAGTGTGAGGATTGCGGGTACATCAGTAAAAGGCCACTCAAGACCTGCCCCAAGTGTGGGAGCCAGCATATCACATGGTGGACCAGAATCATAGGCTATCTGAGACCCATCAAGAGTTTCTCAAGAGGGAGGAGGATAGAAGCTGAGAGAAGGTACTATGCAAAGGATGTTGAAATACATTGACACTCAAATAGTGATGGCCGAGGTTCCTGATGAGATTACCTTGGCCATCAATATCTCAAACTGTCCTCACAAGTGTGAGGGTTGCCACTCCCCTTGGCTATGGAAAGATGAGGGTAAGGAACTCACAGAACCCTCCCTCCTTGAACTCATGGACAAGCATGATGGGATTAGCTGTGTTGCCCTGATGGGTGGTGACTCTGACCCTGAATATGTGGTCTTTCTGGCAAGTGTGGTGCGTATTCATCGCAAGGATATAAAGGTATGCTGGTACTCTGGGTTTGAACAGCTGCCTCCTGTGGTGAAAGACTACATCGACTTTTTTGACTACATCAAATTGGGGCCTTACATGCAGGACAGGGGTGGGCTTGATTGCCCAAACACAAACCAAAGATTCTACAAGGTGGTGGACGATGAACTACAGGACATCACCTTTAGATTCCAAAAGAAGTAACAAGATGAAGAAAACAATAAAGGTAAAAGTTTTAGTGGAGGGTTGTGCTCCTGAAATCACTGCCAATGGGGACTGGATTGACCTCAGGGCAGCTGAGGAGGTGAACCTCAATGCGCCGTTTGCCAACCAGCTCCACAAACACAATAGCGTGAAGTTCAGAACCCTTGAGTTTGACACAGCTCTCATCCCTCTTGGTGTTGCTATGCAACTGCCAGCTGGCTATGAAGCTGTAGTCGTGCCAAGAAGCAGCACCTTCAAGAATTGGAGTATCATCCAAGTCAATTCCCAAGGTGTCATTGACCAGACCTACTGTGGTCCCAATGACCAATGGAGGATGCCTGTGGTCGCTCTCAATGCCACTCAAATCCAGAAAGGTGACAGGGTTTGCCAGTTCAGGATTCAGCTTTCCCAAAAGGCTACCTTCTGGCAGAGGTTGTCCAACCTCTTCTGTAGTGGAATCAAGATTAAGCTGGTGGATGAACTTAGTAACCCAGATAGGGGAGGATTTGGACATTCAGGCACAAGATAGGAGGTAGGGTATATGATGATTGCAATACTTATCATAATCCTATTACTCATTATCGCGTTTCTGGTGTGGTCAGGGCACAGCAAGAAAGAGAGGAAGATTCCTATCCCTTTCAAGGAGTCTATGGACCTGCTCAATGTTCCAGTGGTCACCTTCGTGAACAATGGCCAAAAGCTTCATTTCCTTTTGGACACTGGAGGGGACTACTCCTACATTGATAGCAATGTCTTGGATTCCTTGGCAATCAAGGGCAAGGATGATTCCTCAATCAAGGTGAGCACTGGCTCCACAGGATTCCAAAGCAGTGGCAAGGTCACCCTTGACATTGATTACAGAGGTCACATATTTGAAGAGACCTTTGTAGTCCATGACCTCAAGGAGCAGTTTGCCTCTGCATTCAGCAACTCGGGTCTCGTAGTGCATGGAGTCCTCGGAAGTATGTTCTTTGCTAAACACAAGTATGAGCTGAACTTCGAGGATTTCACTGCCTACTCAGCAAAGTAAGGCTATGGCAACACTCACATTACCCAACAAGGAACATGTGGTGGAGCTTCGCCAGCTGCTGAGGAAAGATGGACAAGACTCCGATGTTTACCAGCTTAAGACAACAAGCCCAACCCTACTTGATGGCAAGACACCAACAGGCTTCAAGTATATTCAGCCTGAGGGTGGTCCAGTCATAATGGAAGGAACCCATGTCCCAGACCACACTGAGATAGTGGAGTCCATCATGCTCACAACAGAGTTTGGCTATATCATTCGACTCAAATGATTTATGTAGTTACAACACAGATACTCCCTCCGAGTGACAAGTACAGGCTTATGAGCTTGGAGGGAGCTTTATCAATGCTGGAACCCTTAAAGAAGGTTGGGTTGGATACTGAAACTATGGGATTCGACCCATACACCAGAGAACTCCTGCTGCTTCAGCTTGGATGCTATGACTTTCAGATTGTGATAGACTGCACCACTGTTGATGTCCATTTGCTCAAGGACTATCTTGAGTCTGACAGGCTCTTCATTGGTTGGAATATCAAGTTTGACATGAAGTTCCTCTTCCATCACAGGATTGTCCTGAAGGATGTCTATGATGGATTCATAGCTGAGAAGCTGATGTGGCTTGGCTATCCCTCTGGTATTCACAGCATGAGTCTCAAATCAGCTGGGGAGAACTACCTTGGGGTTGAGCTTGACAAGACAGTGCGTGGCAGAATCATGTGGGCTGGCCTCACTGAGGAAGTCATAGAATATGCTGCCAACGATGTGAAGTATCTGGAAAGAATCATGGATGCCCAGCAGCCTGAGCTTGACAAGAGAGGGTTGCTTACAGCCAATGACTATGAACAGAAATCCGTCCCTTGGGTTGCCTACACAGAATATTGTGGAGTACTCCTCAGTGTTCCCAAGTGGCAATGGAAGATGGAGTTGGACAACTTCACTGAGAGGGTCTTCAAGGATGCTCTTGATGATTGGATTGTCAGGTCTGCTTCAGGAGAGAAGTTCGCCTACCATTATCTTCAGACTGAGGGACTTAGTGAGGAGGACTTGGCTAAAGCCAGAAAGAAGATGAAAGGTGAGAGGTGCCCTGAGAAGGACATCAAAGGACCTAAGAGGGGCTATGCTGAGGCATACAAGGTCCCAATAGAACATCAGGTCAGCAAGGATTTCATCACTGAAAACCTGCAAGGAGACCTGTTCCTTGGGTTCTTGCCTCCTACCTGTAACATCAACTGGAAGAGTCCAAAGCAGTGTGTCCCACTGTTCAAGTCACTGGGCCTCAACCTCCTTGCCAAGGACAAGGAGACAGGTGAGTGGAAAGACAGCATTGAGGAAAAAGTTCTTGCTCCTCAAGCTAACCTCTCCACCCTCATCTATCTCTTCATCCAGTATCAGGGAGCTACCAAGGTGACTTCCACCTATGGGCAGAATGTGCTGGACCAGATAAATGTGGTGAGCCACAGACTTCACACCAACTTCAACCAGCTTGGCACAGATACAGGGAGGTTGTCATCTGGGGGTAAGGACAAGAGCAACAGTCTTGAGTACCTCAATTTCCAGAACTTCCCCAATGATGCTGAGACAAGGGCCTGTTTCATTGCAGGCAAGGGCATGAAATGGATTTCCTGCGACTACTCTGGTCAGGAGTCAAGGATTATTGCCGACATCACCAATGATAAGGCAATGCTTGACCTCTTCAATCATGGTTGTGGTGATGTCCACAGCCTTGTGGCCAAGATGTCCTTCCCTGACATAGTTACATGTCCTGTGGAGGAAGTCAAGAAGAAGTTTCATGGCATCAGGAATGATGTGAAGTCCCAAGTGGAATTCCCCATCAACTACGGTGGGGACTGGAATACCATCCAGCAGCACTCTGGAAAGAGTCCTGAAGAGTCAAGGAAAATCTATGACAACTACATGAAGGGCTTTCCGGGGATTGCAGCCTATCAGGACAGGCAGAAGAAAGATGTGATGAGGACGGGAGTCATACTCCTCAATCCTTTCTCCCAACACAAGGCTTACATCTATGACTATGCCCAACTGATGAACTGCAAGAAGAGGTTCACCGAGGAGTTTTGGGTCAACTACAGAGGCTACAAGAATCAGGAGAACCCCAAGATACCCAAGGCAGTAAGGGCTGAAATCTGTAAGAGGTTTGCAGACGGTGAGCCTATGGGAAGTATCCCCGGCACATATCACTACAAGGTGAAGAAAGCCAACAAGGAAGAGGACAAGGAGGTCTATGTGAGCATCGCAGATGCCTACATATATCCTGTGAAGTACTACTTCAAGAGAAAGTCAGCTTCTGAGAAACAGGCAATCAATTATCCTTGTCAGGGCACTGGTGCTGTGATGTTCAAGACTGCTTCCATATTCCTCTGGCAATACCTGCTTGAGCATGACCTGCTCTTCAAGGTGAAGCTCTGTGTCCCTGCTCATGATGAGTGGAACATAGAGGTGCCTGAAGAGATGGCAGAGGAACTCACCAATGTAGTCAAAGACTGCATGGAGAGGGCTGGCTCCTTCTTCTGTGAGAAGCTCCCACTCCCTGCTGATGGTGGCTACGCTGATTTTTGGGTTCATTAACAATAAAGGTGTGCCTTGTGGAAGACACACCTTTTTTCTTTTCTACTATGAAATCAAAAAAGAATTCCGTATCTTTGCAGGCAAAGGATAATGTCAATCATCCAGCACATTACAATAGCCATCCTTCTGGCATTGAGTGCATAGAGATTGCAAGGTATTATTGCTTTTCGATAGGTAATGCTATCAAATACCTGTGGAGGGCTGGCCTCAAAAAGGATGCAGACCTCACAGACCTTGACAAGGAGATAGAAGACCTCAAGAAAGCAAAATGGTACATTGATGACAGAATCAAGGAGCTGGAGCAAAGGAAAGCCGACAATGCACAAACGACAGCAATGGGCACATGACGAGTTCTGTAGAATGGTGGAGAGAAATGGTTTCTTCTACTCCAGAAACAACGGCAGCCATGCTATCTATGTGAATGACAAGGGAAGGCACATCAGCATCCCACTCAAGATTCCTTGGTTCATAGCTGCCCGCCTCATCAAGGAGAACAATCTTGAAACAGACAGAAAGAAGGTTAAGAAAGATGTGCGACAACTATCCATTAGGGGCAAGGAATGACCCCCGTGCCCCCTACAACCAGAAGGAACCTCCTGAGCTTGAGTTTGAGGTGACCATCAGCCAGACTTTCAGCAAGACTGTGAAGGTCAAGACCTCAGACTATGTGGAGGAGGAAGATTGGGATGACTTGGGGAACTGCAAATGCGTAACCCCCAACACCCAAGACACCAACTGGGTTGGAATCTACCAAGAGCAACACTTTACTCTTCAGGACCTGCTTGGGGAATTGAAGTCAATGGCTCAGGAGAAATTCAGTCAGGTAGGGGAACACACCTCTCAGGGCAAGTACCTGAAGAGTATTATAGAAGCTTGCGATGATTGGCATAATGACGAAACTGAAGTAGTTTGTTAAATTATGTCTGTAGAAAGAACAACTTACACTTGGTCAGAATTTGACCTTGATGCAGCCCTCGCAGGAATGCTGGTGGGTTTCAAGAACAATGACATTGATGGAGGCAGCCATGACACTGCCAACCTTGACTACACAGGTAAACTTGTGAGGGACACCAGTAACACTGGAACCCCCTATAAGATTACCATTGGAGGTATCCCGATGTGGGTGAACAGCTCTGGAGTGGTGAAGATTTGTGCCAACTCCACCTTTGTCAACAAGACCCTTTACATCATCACGGCAGAAATCTCCCAATCTGTGGGAACAAGCCAGCCACTCACCAAAGCTGATGAGGGGTATGAAGATGTAATCACCATTTCTTCACTTGAGCCAAGAGACCAGTTTGCCATGCACACACTAAATGCTCTCTTGGCAAAGCTTGACCACCCAGAGACCTTCGATGATGCCAGCATCATGCAGATTTGTGCTGCTGCCTACAGGTGGGCCAATGGTATGATGCAGGCTGCTGCTGATGTAAGGAAAGCTATCGTGGCTTCTGGTGGTACTCCATCCTCCACACTTGATGTTGACACCAGCGAACTCACCAACTCTGAGAAACTCCTGTACAATATCAAGGTCAGTCTGGATGACCTCAAGACCCAGCAGAACACCAATGCTAATGCCAACAATGGCAAGATGGACACTCTGGCTACCAAACTTGAGAACATCAAGAGCCAGCAGCAGACCATGAACACTAACATTAGTACTGTTGGAACCAAGATTGATGACCTCAAGGCTCAGACAGCCACCAACACAACCAACAGGAACAATGCAACCCTCAAGATTGACAACCCTTCTGGTGATACCTTTGATGTCAATGGTGCAGGTGGTGGAGTGGCAAGCATTGATGAGCTTCTCACCTACAGTGGCACACCAAGGGAGACAGGCATGTCCAATATCTTGGGCTTTGTGAACAGGGCCAGCAAGTGGACTCTGGGTGAAATGCCTATCAAGGGTTCCACAGGCAGTCTCTTGTCACAGATTGAGGATGCACAGGCTGATTCCACCAACAACTCTGCCTACTATTGGCTCAGGAAATCTGGCAACACGGTCATCACAGGCATCAATGACTTCCTGAGTGTGTACTCACAGGACATCTACAATGACCAGAAAGCCAATTGGAGAGCTGACATTGTGAAGGCTGTCAATTCTGCACTCGCTGATTTGGGTCAAGACAACCAAGGTCTGACCGTCCAAAACACCTATTTCAACAATTTCACTTGGTAAATGAAAATCATTGAATCAAAAGCTGAACTCCTTCAACAACCTTCGGGTCTTGAAGGAGTTTTTCATCAGATAGAAGCTTGTGGCAGGACATGCTACAAAACCAGTGACCAGATGGTTGAGGGAGAAAGCTCCCGTCCCTTCGTGGAAAGGATGATTGCCTCTCACCATACTGCTATGCTGGAGCATGGCACTGTGTATCTCAAGATACCCTACAACTTCATCCATAGACTATTACACCCGG